CTACGGTTACGTCGAGAAATCCCTGGCGGGATTCTTCCCCCGCTTCAACAAGATCCATGTCATCGAAGATGCTGCTATTCCGAAACAGAAGGCAACACGGTATATGTGCGTCGATCCAGCAGGATCGCGCATGTGGTTTGCATTGTGGGTCGCCGTCACCCCGAGCGGCGATCATTACATCTATCGCGAGTTTCCCGACGCTGACACCTACGGTCACTGGGCCGAACTGGGCGAGAAGCCTGAAGGAGAGATCGGCGAGGCGCAGAGGTCGCAGGGATTCGGGTTGAACGACTACAAGCGCACGTTCCAGGAACTGGAGGGTGACGAGGAAATTTTTGAACGACTGATTGACCCCCGAGCCGGAGGCACCCCGGCGCAGACCGAGGACGGGAGCGAGACGCTGATTGACTTGTTGAGCTATGATCCAATGCCGCACTACTTCATCGCGGCATCCGGCATCACGATTGAGCAGGGCATTGACAAGATCAATTCGCTGTTGAGCTACGATCCAGACGAACCCATCTCGATCGTCAATCGCCCGTCACTCTTCATCTCAAAGAAGTGCCAGAACCTGATCCGGTCGATGCAGAACCTGACTGCTGCCGGTGGAGACAAGAACCGATGGAAAGACCCTGTGGACGTCCTGCGTTACATAGCGGTTCATGGATGCGAATATGTTGACCAAACTAGACACGTTGCAAGGTGCGGAGCTTATTGACTACGACGTCACCGAGTTGCCGTTGATGTTGCCGACATCCGAGGTGGTCAGGATCACCGGATGGTCGAAGAACTATCTCTTCAACATGGAGAGGGACAAATGGATTTCCAGCAGGCAGAACCGCCTCGCTGGCACAAAATACTGGCGCACTGATGAAGTCATGCGCCTGTGCGGATATAACCCAATCAGAAGAAAGTGAACCTATGATGGAAGACAAACTGGCGACAGCAACCAACACGCCTGCGGTGGCAGAACTCCAGGAGGAGTTGTCTCGCGGCATTGATCACATCACCGACGTTTCCGGCCTGGACGACATTAGGCTGGCTCGTTGGCCTGGGCAGACCACTGATGGCAGGAAGCACTCAGAGGCTTTGCCGGATGGCGTGGAAGCGTTCCCGTTTGAAGGGGCATCCGACACGCGCATTCTCTTGGCGGATGGGATCATCAAGCAGACGACCGAGATGCTGGTCGGGGCGCATTCCCGAGCCGAGTGCAAGGTCAATGGCGTGGAGTTGAATGACGCCGAGGCAGGCACCGCCGCAGGCACCGTCGTCAACTGGGCGCGGAAGCGGATCTTCAACCAGCTTGGACGCGAGGCGTCACTCTTGGCGAACTTCCAAGAGGGCTACGGATACGCCCTGGCGATGGTGTCCTGGGATCAGCAAGTGAGTCTACGCGAGGAGACGCTCACCCTGGAGCAGATCGTGGAGCTTTCCGCCCAGGTCGAAGGCGGGCATCCCTTGACCTTCCTGCCGGAGATGATCCAAGACAAAGCTGCCGAGGGCGAGGTGGTGGATCTCCTCCAGGGCGCGTTCCCCGATTCCTTGAAGAGGAAGGATGTTCGCAACATTGTTCGCGATCTTCGCGAAGAGGGGCAGGCGTCCTTCCCTGTTCCCTACATCTGCAAGAACCAACCGATGATCTCCGCGCTCAAGCCGAACGAGGATTTCGTCGTGCCGCCGGAGACGATCGACATCCAGTCAGCGCGGGTGATCTTCCGGCGTCAGTTTCTGACGGCTGCTGAACTGCGAAGCAAGATCGCCAGTGAGGGGTGGGACGAGGAATTTGTCGAGGAGGCACTGAACACCTCCGGCCAATCCTCCAGGCCCGATGATGTCGAGTCGCAGATCAACGATGGGGCAGAACAACGCGACAACCTGATCGAGATCTGGTGGGCGTATCATCGCGCCGTGGACGAGAACAATGTCCCGGCGATCTACTACACGGTTTTTTCCGCCCTGGTGAAGGAGGATAAATTCGCACTCCATCAGATGCTGCCCTACGCGCACAACGAATATCCCTTCGTTGAGTTCAAGGCCGAGGATTTCGCTCGCCGCCTGACCGAGTCCCGCAGCGTGAACCACGTTGTCGCCACATGGCAGAACGAGGTAAAAACTCAGCGAGACTCGACAGTGGACTACACCTCGTTCGCCACCCTTCCGGCGATTCAGTATCTAAAGCGGAATGGTCCGGTGAACCAATTCGGACCCGCCGTGCAGATCCCGGTGACGAAGATCGATGACGTCAAGTTTATGATGCCGCCTCCGCGTGAGCCGAGCGTCGCCGGAGACCTGGAGAACCGGATCGACAAGCAGTGTGCGAAATACTTCAACCTCCCGCACTCCGAGATCCCGCAATCTACCACCACCATCGGGCAACAAGCGAAGGTGTCGTCCTGGTTGCGCGGCTGGACCGAGGTCTACCGGCAGATGTTCCGCCTGTGCATCCAGTATCTCGCGCCGGAGGAACTCGCTCGCATCGCGAACGCGCAGCAGACGCAGATGATCACCCAGGACGCGGAACGCTTCGACTTCATCCTGACGTTCAACGCTGGCGACATGGACGCGGACCTGACGAAGGAGAAACTCTCGACCGTGTCGAGCGCGTTGATCCCGATGGACGTCACCGGACGCATCGACCGGAACAAGTTCATCGACCGCATGGTGCGGATGGTGATTCCCGAGGCTGCGGACGAACTCCTGGTCGATGAAGCCCAGGCGTCGAAGCAACTCTTCGACGGCGTGAAACAGGACGTCGCCCACATGATGTTGGGCATCGAAGCGGACTACGCGGACGCGAGCAATGACCCGACCGCCGGAGCGAAGCGGCAGATCGCCGAAGGTCTCCGGCAGCAGACGCCCGCGATCGAGATGCGGCTCCAGCAGGATCAGATGTTCGCGCAACTCTGGGAGAACTACATCAAGAACCTGGATATGGGCGTCATGCAGCAGGAGAACAAACAGATCGGACGCCAGGGTGTTTCGCCCATCCAGGGAGGGCAACCGGCGTGACCCGCGACCAGGAGCGATTGTTCCACGACCGGAACGAAACGGTGGATGCCGTCTTGGATCTCCTCGGCGAATGGGTCGCCGACGAGACCAGGGGGGCGTGTTCCGCCGGGGGAACGGATTCCGAGAGGGCGCATTCCTGCGGGCGAGCCGATTCCTTGTGTGACTTTCGGGAGCGCATCCACGAACTGCGCCGACAGACTCGCAAAATCGAGTGATTGAGGGAGGACACTTTTGAACTAAATCGTCAATTCTGAACTCTCTCGGACTCAGGTTGGCGATATTTGTGGACGACGGTCGGTTTCGTTCTTTTGCTTGTTTCAACGGCACTTATGCCGTGCGCCGACCTAGCAGGCAAACACAGCTATGAGCAAACAAGCAATTCAGGGTTCTCCGGCCCCTCAAGACGGTGAGGCAGTCAGCGGAAACGAACTCGACCTGACCAGGATGTTCCTGGAGCAGGGAGAAGTGACCGAGGACGAGAAAAACCAGGATGAAGCGGAAGCGGATTCCGAAACTGTTCTTTCTCAAGATCAGACTGACGAAGATTCTGCCGATGAGGCAGGAGACGATCAGGATGAAACGGAAGCCAACGACGGCGAGACCGAAGGCGAGTCCGAGGACGAAGAGTCCAACGACGAAACCGAAGGTGACGAGTCCGACGACGAGGGCGAGGAAGGCGAAGGTGAGAACCTCGCCGACCTGGAGTATCCGAAGTTCAAGAAGCGAGTCGATAAGCTGACCCGCCAGAAGAAGGAACTTCAGGGGCAACTCGACGCTCTCAATGCGCGGATGAAGCAACTGGAATCCGGCCAGGGCGATCAAGCCCAGGCGCAGCCGAAGCAGTCCGGTGATCCGTTCGCGAATCTCTCCACGCTGGAAGAGGTTCAGGAAAAAGCGAACGAAGCGCAGGCGGTTTGGGACTGGGGGTTGAAGTTGCTGGAAGGCACCGAGGACACCTTCGTAATTGACGACGGCAACGGCGGCGAAGAGGAACTGAGCCGCGAGGATGTTAGGAACATCACGCAGCGGGCGCAGCACACTCTTCAGACCGTGTTACCGAAGCGAGCGCAACACATTCAACAACGCGCTCAATTCGATCAAGTCGCCGTCGAACACTACCCCTGGCTG